TACCACTGTGATGGCAATGATATTATAGGGTACTGGGTTAACACTCGTAACTATAAACTGTTCTACAATCTCAACGAACAATTCCTTAAGATGGATCCCCTTATGCCAGTTAGTGAACTGGCACAACCCCCCTTGACGGTATCCCGCAATACCTGATAGTATAAATACTTCTTAACAAAGGACTCGAAATCATCGTAACCCTGTGTTGGATTTAAAAAACGTTTCCCATGTCGGGGAGACTATCATCCGCAGGGTATTTTTATGGCCCATGCGAGACAATTAAAAACACATGTCAATCAAATCAACAATCGCTGCTATCGCAGCATCTCCATTCCTACTCGCTGGTGCAGCTTTTGCTGGTCCATATGTGAATGTTGAGAGCAACTTATCTTACCCTGATGGTGAGTATTCTTCTGCTACTACAGACATTCATGTAGGTTACGAAGGAGTAAATACATCTGGTAAGCTTGCATACTACGTACAAGGTGGTCCTGCTGTAAATCACAGCGAAGCTGCTGATGATACAGACCTAGACTTCTCTGGTAAAGTAGGTGCTGCTTATGCAATCGCTGATGCTACATCTGTATACGGAGAAATCTCTGGTATCACAGACGAAGATTCAACAGGCGACTCTCTAGTTAACTGGGGTGCAAAAGCTGGTGTTAAGTTTACTTTCTAAAACAGAAGGTTAATATCACACTATATAAAGGGTCTCTTAACGAGACCCTTTTTTCTTTCCACTACTATTACTATGGCCGAAAAGACACCAGGAAACACAGCAATCTATACGAGAGAGGGTTGCCCTTACTGCACAAAGATTAAGGAAGTCTATAGATCTAAGGGTTGGGGCTATGCAGAATACAAATTAGATGTTAACTTTACTAGAGACCAATTCAAAGGTGAGTTTGGTCAAGGTGCTACATTCCCTCAAGTCATTATCAATGGACAAAAGAAGGGTGGTTGTACCGAAACTGTTAAATACCTCCGAGAGAATCAGTACGTATGATGAGTGACGCATCCGAAGAACTCTATACCATTATCGACAGAGCGATAGACGAAGCGATGTTGAATGGAAGGTTCCTCTTTAATATGAAGACGTATCTACAAGGAAACAAGTGGACACGCAAACAGACAAAAGAATTAATAGACTCATCCTCTATGGATGAGTTGACTGGTGTGGCAGGAGAGTTATCCGAGTACATTGCAAGAGACAAGTATATGTCTGAAGCATACGGTAACATCCCTAAGCCACAAGCACGTAAGATTAGGAAGTACTTCCAGTCTCTTGTAGATGATGCAAGAGAATACTATGACACTCGGAAACCAGGGCGTCCAAGGAAGACTAAATAAAAAAAAGTTAGGAGGTATACCCTATGGATGACGTTGCATTTTATTACATCGCATTCTTCCTAACAATAGGTAGTTTTCTTTTAGGTTTTGTGGTAGCATGGAACATAAAGAATGTCTTCGATGAGTGGAAGGAGAGAGCAGAGTATGCTGCTATGGTTATGCACCCTGAAATGTATGACGAAGGTAGACCTGTTGATCCTGGTGAGTTAATATACTTGCGTATTCACGACGAAGATGATACAATAGACGATGAAGACGAGTAAATTATGAAACTAATGATTTCTGAGGTGCTTCAAAAGGCACACAACGCTAAGACCAAAGCAAAAAAGGTTGAGATCCTCAAGGATAACAACACAACAGCACTAAGGTCTTTGTTTGTTATTAATTATGATGATAGTTTAACACCTCGTGTCCCTCTCGGTGAGGATGTACCTTATCGTAAGAATGAGGCACCTGTAGGTACTGAACATACTCTACTAGAGAAGGAAGCAACTAAACTCTATCGATTCTTTAAGGGTGGTGATGATACACTACCTAACATGAAGGTAGAGAGCATGTTTATACAGATGCTTGAAGGACTCCATGCTGATGAGGCAGAGGTTGTAATCAAGGCAATCAATAAGACACTTCATAAGAAGTATCGCATCACACATGCAGTAGTTAAAGAGGCATTCCCTTCAATAGAGTGGGGTAATAGAGGCAGATGAAACTAACTGATGAGCAGGTAGCTGAGATCAATGGTAGAGGATGGGGGTGCTCGGTTATATCAACTGGAGTCACTCCTGATGCTGCTGAAGATAAAGGATTGCCAACCAATGCATACCTGCTAGAGTTAAAGAAGGATAATGAGGTATGGTTTGATATAGTCATGGGTGGTGCAACTGATATCTTTGACACATACTTCGATATATTTGGTCATTGTATGCAGAAGATGTCATACACTAAGGGTGCTAGAGCACCTGGTCAGTACACTAATCCACTGTCAGCAATACCACCTAAAAAGAAGACCAAGAAGAAGTAATGCCAGTTTACAGAGACTACGAGATACGAATCAACCTTAATGAATTGGTTGAGAAGCGTATCCCAGTGTGTAATGCACTGCATCCTGATCACTGTCTAACAGAGGATCAATGTGATATGATTGCTCATGCAATCAGACAGGACTTAGACCTGTCACCTATCTACAATCAGGTAGATGATAAAATCAGAGAGTTTTGTAACGTAGCAGAAATTGAGATGCCATGACAGTATACTTTGATCCAAGGCAACCAAAGAAGGATCCTTCTGAGATGACCGAGGAAGAGAAAAATTATGAGTTGGGTAAGCAAATCGTGACGGCAGTAGCAAATCTATTTGTGTCCCCTGTAGTACTGATGTTAGTATGGAATGCATGTGTCCCAACCATTTTTGGGTTACCTGTGTTAGGATACTGGTCTGCAATGGGACTCTATATAATCTCTAGAATATTATTCAAACCTAATAATGACTAAAGTATGTTTAGTTAGTGTTACACCCGATGCCGAGAAAACTATAGGTTATGTCGCACGAGTAAGTAATCCTAACAACCAAGACAACCCGAAGGTTGATAAACTATTGAAGTATTGTATAGACCATGGACATTGGTATATCTTTGAGCAAGCACACATGACCTTAGAGATCAATACCACACGAGGTATTGCTGCTCAAGTACTAAGGCATCGTAGCTTCACCTTCCAAGAATTTAGTCAGCGATATGCTGACACTAATCTCCTTGATCAACCTGAAGTACCTGAGCTAAGGAGACAGGACACGAAGAATAGACAGAATAGTATAGATGACCTCGCAGAAACGGAGAAGGCGTTCTTACAAGGCCGAATTTCGCAATACTTCCAAGAAGGGATGGACCTATACAATGACCTATTATCTAAGGGCATTGCAAAGGAGTGTGCGAGGTTTGTTCTCCCACTAGCAACACCCACCAGAATATACATGACTGGTAGTGCTAGATCATGGATGCATTACATACAGTTACGCACTGCTAATGGTACACAGAAGGAGCACATGGACATAGCAAACCTATGTCGTGACCACTTCATCTGTAACTTCCCTACCATTTCTAAAGCATTAGGGTGGTGTCCCGATGTAGATGATGACTGTGACTGTCAGTATGGTTTCAAACCCAACACTGATGGATGGGAAGACACTCAACCTTGTTTACGGATAGAATGATGCCAACATACCCAGTAATAAATAAGAATACAGGGGAGAAGAAAGAACTCTCTCTAACTATGTCAGCCTACGATGAGTGGAGAAAAGAGAATCCTGATTGGGATAAAGACTGGTCCGCAGGGATCGGTGGGATAACATACGGTGATCCTAAACAATCAGATGGATTCAAAGAAGTTATGAGTAAAGTACAAGAGAAGCACCCAGGTGCTAACTTATCGAGGTACACTTAGATTATGCCAGCACGTAAGAAGAAGAATGGCAACGGCAACGGTGCCACCAGAGCAATGAAAAGGAAACCCCCAATAAATCTTGATCATCTCAAGACTATTGAACCATTAACTGAGAATCAGACTACGGTCTTTGAAAGTTATGGTGAGGGTAAGAACCTTGTACTCCATGGTTGTGCAGGTACTGGTAAGACATTCATTAGTCTTTACCTAGCACTACAGTCAGTCTTAGATCCTTCCACCCCATATGAGAAGGTCTACATGGTCAGGTCATTAGTACCTACCAGAGAGATTGGATTCCTACCAGGAGATGCAGAAGATAAGTCTGACTTGTATCAGATACCATACCGAAATATGGTACGATACATGTTCCACATGCCTGATGAGGCATCCTTTAAAGTATTGTATGACAACCTAAGAGGACAAGAGACTATAGATTTCTGGTCTACATCATTCTTACGTGGCGTGACCCTTGACAAGTCCATTATAATAGTGGATGAGTTCTCTAACCTAAACTTCCACGAGTTAGATTCAATCACTACTCGTGTTGGTCAGGATAGTAGGATCATATTCTCAGGTGATTACTCACAGTCAGACCTCACTAAGACCAATGAGAGGACTGGTGTGCTAGACTTT